CAAAAATATCCTTTAGATCCAGAAACCACTTTAGTATATCATTATAAAAAAGATGATTGGCAGAGCTGGGCCTACCCTATGATATATGCAATCATGGATGACATTACGGTTATTGAAAAATTAAAGCTAGCAGATATGGCAGCTTTAGATGGAGCTATTTCTAATATTCGTATTTTCAAGTTGGGCAATTTAGAACATAGAATTGCTCCTACCAAAAGTGCTACAGCTAAATTAGCTCAGATTCTTGGAAACAATGTTGGCGGAGGAACAATGGATTTAGTTTGGGGTCCAGACATTGAATTAATAGAAAGTAGAACTAGCGTACATCAATTTTTAGGGGAGGGTAAATATACTCCTCATCTTAATAGCGTATATGCTGGGCTGGGTATTCCTCCAACTCTTACTGGGACATATGGTGCGGCAGGTACTACTAATAATTTTATTAGCTTAAAAACACTAACTCAAAGATTACAATACGGAAGAGATGTTTTAACAACATTCTGGGAAAATGAAATCCGCATTGTACAAAAGGCTATGGGGTTTCCAGCTCCAGCTAATATAGAATTTGATAAAATGGATTTAAGTAATGAAGAGTCAGAAAAGTCACTACTGATTCAGCTTGCTGATAGAAATATAATTTCAGAAGAAGTTCTTAAAACTCGTTTTGGATTTAGCGACGATATGGAAAAGACTAGAGTAAAAAGAGAAAGTAAATCTCGTAAGAATAAAAAGATGCCACAAAAAACTGGACCGTTTTCAGATAATACCTTTGATTCTTCTTTAAAAAAGATTGCCTTACAATTAGGATTAGCTACTCCAAGTGAAGTAGGATTAGATTTATTACCTAAAAAAGAAGGGGAAAAGAATATAGTAGAAATAAAAGAAGAGCTTACTCCCAAAAAAGAACCTGCTGTCACTGGAGTTCCTGGACAAGGCAGACCCAAAAATTCAAAAGATTCCGAAAAACGTAAAGAAAGAACATTTAGTCCACAAACAGGTGCTGGTTTGATGTTATGGGCCACGAAAGCTCAGGATGATATTGCTAAGTCTTTGAATCCTATACTTTTGCAGTTTTATCAAAAGAAAAATCTCAGAAGTCTCTCTAGTCAAGAATACGAAGAATTAGATAACATTAAAACAAAAGTGCTCTTTTCAATTGATCCTTATACTAAGATCAGTAGTGAATTAGTTAAAGAATGCTTAACAAAAATTAATACCCTAAACATCAATTCTTCTATGTCATTGTATAAAAAGTGGCAATATGATTTACAAGCTAAGATAAATAGTGAAATGTCTATTGATGATCAAAAGCAGGCCAAAGCTATATTTTATAGTTTGGTGTATAGAGAAATTGGTTCAACTCCGGAGAAAGAATAATGGTTATATACGATCAAGAAAAAGAAGATGGTATTTCTATAGCAATGCTTTGCAAAGGTTCTATTTCCTATGCTAGTTGTATCGAGCCTGTAAATGCAGAAAGCATTGGCACTAAAGGAACAAAAAGCATAGCAGCATATTCTGATAAGGATTTATATTATGTTCAGTCAATTCTTGTTAGTAGTAACTGGAATAAAAATGATGACATATTTGATAAAGCAGAAGTATGGGCAGCAAAAAATACCCCTGAAGACAAACCAACAAACCTAGAGCACGATGAAAATACAATAATTGGTCACATTGTTTCTAACTGGCCTGTCACTGAATCAGGTGAGGTTTTACCAGAAGATACTAAATCTAGTGATCTTCCTGATAAATTTCATATCATGACAGCTTCTGTAGTATACAAAGCATTTACAGATCCTGATCTAAAGGCTAGAAGTGAACAGCTAATTAAAGAAATTGAAGATGGTACTAAGTATGTTAGTATGGAGTGTTTTTTCAGTGATTTTGATTATGGATTAATTAATCAAACTACCGGAGAATACAAAGTTTTAAATAGAAATTATGATACCGCTTATTTAACTAAATACCTCAGGAGTTATGGAGGTAGAGGAGAATTTGAGAATCATAAAATTGGTAGAGTTCTTAGAAATATAACTTTTAGCGGAAAAGGTTTTGTTGACAAACCAGCAAATGCTGATAGTATAATATTTACAAAGAACAATATTGATACAGAAAAAAATGAAGAAAATAAAAAAATAGGTGTATTTGATAATCAAACCGATTCACATTATACGGAGAACGATATTATGGCCGAAAATGCAACAGCAACAGAGCAACCCTCTGAACTCGAAACTGTTAATAAAGAACTTACTGAAAAGGTAGAAGCTCTTGAAAAACAAATTCAAGAAACAGTTTCAGCCACAGAATCGGCCACTCAAGAGCACGAAGCAGCTCAGGCTGAAGTAGCTAAGACTTGTGAAGAAATGAAAGTAAAGCTTGAAGCTGATCATGCAGGAGCAACAACAGAACTTGAAGCTAGTCACGAAGAGAAGCTCAAGGAAGCTACAGAAAAGCTTGTAGCAGAACATTGTGCAGACATGAAAAACAAAGAAGATGAACTTTCTGCTATGTATGAAAAGAAGTTAGCAGAACAAGAAGAGTTATTAGCCACATATAGAAAAAATGAAGAAGAAAGAATGATGGCTGAAATGTACAAGAAGAGAATGGGCAGTTTAGTAGAAGCCGGTTTGTCTGAAGAGGACGCTGACATAACCACTAAGCAGTTCGAATCTTTATCAGATGAACAATTTGAAAGTATTGTAGCAACGTTAAGTAAAGTTTCAACACAAAATCTAGAGTCTGCAGAGGAGCCGATTGCTGAAACAGCAGAAAGCTCTGAATCTGGCACTGAAGAAACTACAGAAGAAGCTACAGATAGCGAAGAAGGCACTTCCGAAGCATCAGAAATTCTTGATGAAGTTGAAGTTGAAGAAGAAGTGACTTTGGCAGTTGGTGGTGAAGAAGAATCAGAAGCTGAACATACTAGAGCAGCTCTGGTAGATTTTGTGTATAGTAGACTAGGCAAGAAATAAACCTAATTTTAAAACGGAGAAAAAAAAATGGCTCTAAAACCAGATCGTATCGAAACGTTAGTAGATCTTTCATTTTTCATGAATTCTGCTGAAACCAGAGGTGGTGTAGCAGGTATGGTCACTGGCGGTAGTGGTGTAGCAATGGATAACAGCGCGGCTGTTGTTGCATACTCTGCTGACGCAAGTGGTGTAGCCCCTATGGGTGTTCTATTAAATGATGTAGTTGATATTGATTTAACCAGACAGCATATTAACTTCCATAAAGACGAAGTGTCTCTTGGTAGTAAAGTTGCTCTCTTAAGAGTTGGTCAAGTTACCACTGATGATGTTAGTGGAACTCCAACTGCTGGTGACGCTGCTTATACCGCTAATAGTGGTCAACTAAGTGCTTCACAAGCAACTGGAACAGTTAAAGTTGGTACGTTTTTAAGTTCTAAAGATGCTGATGGTTTTGCAAAAGTTGCAATCAACATCGTATAATTCAACACCTCATAAATACGGAGAAATAAAAAATGTCAGAAGAAAATGCTAAGAAATTCCAGCCTTCTCCAGAGCTAACAGAGCTTTTAAGACGTTCTGGTTCTGCAAATAGAGAAGAGTCACTAAATGCTAACGCCGAGTTCGCTAAAGCTCTTGAGCTTCCACTCAGACAAGGTGTTGTCAGTGGAGATATTCTTGAAGGTATCTTTGAAGCAATTAATCTTGCTCCTGGTGCTACTCCAGAATTCCCACTTGATTTCCTTTCACCAGGCTCCGAAAGAGATTTCGTTGCTTATACAATCCCTAATCATGGACGTATTCCAGAACGTCATGTTGAAGGTGATTACGTCATGGTTCCAACCTATGACGTTGGTGCAAGTATCGATTACCTCTTAAAGTATGCTCGTGACGCCCGTTGGGATGTTGTCGGTCGTGCTATGGAAGTTCTCGAAAGCCAGTTCACTAAGAAGATGAATGACGACGGCTGGCATACATTGCTTGCTGCCGGTGTTGATCGTAATATCGTAACCTTCGACAGTGATGCTGACGCTGGTCAGTTCACAAAGCGTCTTGTTAGTCTCATGAAGACTGTCATGCGTCGTAATGGTGGCGGTAATTCAGCCTCTAACAATAGAGGGCTTTTAACAGATCTTTATGTTTCTCCTGAAGCTATGGAAGATCTCAGAAACTGGAATGTTGATCAGGTTGATGAAATTACTCGTCGAGAAATCTATACCGCTGCTGATGGCAGTGTCAATAGAGTCTTCGGTGTTAATCTTCATGATCTTGATGAATTAGGTGTTGGTCAAGAGTATCAAAATTACTATACCAATACTTTAAGCGCAACAATGGGTGGTAGCGATACCGAAGTTGTTGTTGGTCTTGATCTCAGAAAGAGCGATAGCTTTATTATGCCAGTACGTCAAGAAGTTCAAATCTTCGAGGATGAAACACTTCATCGTCAGAAGAGAGCAGGCTTCTACGGATGGGCAGAAGTTGGCTTCGCTGTTCTAGACAATCGTAGAGTTCTTCTCGGTTCTCTATAATAAGTTTATTGCTTGTTAACTTTTTCAAAGAAAAGGGCTAGCGTTTAGCTGGCCCTTTTTGCTTTTATAGTGTATACATAAATACGTAGTAACGCACTAAGCATTCTATAGAGGTGTCTATGAGCGCAGCACAATATGATTTTGACATAGAGCAAGGATCGTCTTTTAGAGTATCTTGGATATATAAGGATAGTAACGGATCAGCTATAGACATTAGTAGTTGGTGTGGTAGACTAACATGGAAAACCAACACTAACACTGTATCAATATATTCTACTACCAATGTTGATTATACTCTTTATAAATTTACGTTAGATGGATCCGCTGGAAAACTAACTCTAGAATTTCCCTCTAGTGTAACTAATGCTTTTGATTTTACAAATGCTAAATATGATTTAGAATTACAATCTGATACAGACCATTATGCTAGTGGATCTGGTGGTGGTAAATTTACTACTAGACTTTTATATGGTACTGTTACTATCAATAAACGATTTAGTAAATCCAGTACAGCATTGGATTGCACATAATGAGTGACAAAACTATTGAAATTAATAATGACTCCTATACCGTACAAATTGACACATCTACTGCATCATCAAGTAATTCTGTAACAGTAGAGCTTTCTAGCGCAAATAATGTTGAAGTAATCAAAGAAATTATACAGACTGCCAATGCTAATGATGTTGTAGGATTAAACAGCTTTATTAGTAATTATATAGATAATTATACTATAGATTGTGGAACTCCATAGTTAAGAAAGTAAATCATGCCTGTTAATACAACTATTAGATTAAGAAGAGGTACTACAACTGAGTGGGTTGCTATTAATAGCCCAAATGGTCCCGTTCTTTCCGCTGGCGAACTAGGTTTAGATACAATACTCCAAAAATTAAAAGTTGGAGACGGTACTACGGCTTGGGCTTCATTACCCTTTATAGGATTAACAGAAGATGAAGTTGAAGATATAGTGCATGGATTGGCTGTAGGAGTAAGTGGGATTAGTACAGCATATGATGATACTGCTGGAACATTAACTATAGGAGTAAGTGGCATAGAGCCTAATCAAATCAATGGAGTCACTAGCAGTGCTGCTGAGATTAATTATTTAGATTTATCTTCAGCTGGTACGGCAGAAGCTAGCAAGGCTTTAGTTTTAGATAGCAGTAGAAATATTGCTAATATAAATGATA